TATCCAGGCCTTTAATTCTTTTGTAATCTACCTCTGAAGTTCCTTCAAGTATTCCGCCGTCTTTATCAAATAATATTTTAGCTTCATGGTCCTGTAAATAACTTCTTGAATAGTTTATCTGAATATTTTCAACAAGAGGCCTAAGCTCGCCATCTTCATACATTGATATTCTAACATAATTAACGTAGTCGCTTGGAAGAACAAGCCTGATTTGGTCATCAAGAGATTGCTGAAGAACCTTAACCTCACGCATAGCGTCATAGTTAAGCTCTTGTATACCTCTCTTTGCGTGAAACAAAACTTTATATCTGTCTATGTTGTTGATAAGCTCATGGTTACCAACATACATAAGCATAAAATTATTAACAACGTCAGCAAGAGTAATATACTGGTACGAACCCCAGTTCTCATCACCTTGACCTAAGCCGTCATTTTCGTAATATTTAAAATTAGATATATAAGCCATCTTATTGTTCTTGTTGTTGTTCTTTTAATTCCTCATTGCTCCCAAAGCTAACAAGGTCTCCTTCTCTAATTGATACCCCTGCATACTGTAATATTTTCATTACAATAGAAGGCTCGTCAGATTTAGGTAATTCAAAATCTTGATAATCAACAGCCGTTCCATCAAACACAGGCTCTCCATCTGTTATGTTTATATAAGTCCATTTCGGGTCTTGAGGGTATCTAATGTACTGAGCGCTAACGTCAGTAGCCCCTATGATAGTATCTGGGTATACAGTGATAATATTCCCGTTTAAAACGTAAGCTGGATATGTTGTGGTTGGAGCTGTAAGCATAGAGTTTGCAAGCATGATAATCTTAGCCTGACTAACTCTTTCAATCTCAGCACTTCCGTACATAATCCTGTTCATTAAATAATAATCGTCAGGAAGATTATATGTGTTATCTACAGCTTGAGTTAATGTGTCTACCGTAGAAAAAGAATCTATAACCTCTTCAAGGCCTTTAGTTATATCAGCATATCCTGTGCCTGATTGTCTTAAGTTTTCTTTTCTAATCTGTGCGTTATACTCATAAAAGTAATCCTCAAACAAATCAAGCTGCGCCTGTTTTGCATACAGATTGAAATCGTTTGGAGATATGTATCCGAAGTTGTTCTTGTTAGCTATAGCTAACACTGTAGTTCTTACAGAATCTATCATCGTGAAAATTTATACAAAGATAAGCAAAAAAAGAAAGGCCCCTAAAAATAGAGGCCCTTACACAAACAGAAAGCATAACGAGTATTACTCGTCAATATCTTCGACTTTACTCTTAAGTATTTTCATTACCTCAATACCTTCATCTGTTTGAAAGTATGATGCCAACATGTAGGCTGGGTCTTCTCCAAAAGGAACAGTCATAATCTTTTTCTTGTTAGACTTAAGATTGTAGTAAATATCACGCTTGTTGTTTTTAAGCGTTACAACTTTTTCATCAAACAATTTATGAGTCAAGTTGTGAAGTTTAAGCATTGGGTCGTTTAAAGCTTCAAGAAACTCAACAGGATTATTCTTAGCGAATACACGAACATCTCGTTTCATTTCAGCGCTTGTCATCTTGTCAATATTCTGACCTAATAACACACGAGTTAAAGTTTCTAACATTTCCAAAGTTAAATCACGAGCTTGCAATTGAGCTTCAAGTTGATAGTCTAAAGTCTCTACTTCTTCAGTAGCGTCTTTCTCGTTATCAATCTCAACAAATAAACTTCCAAACCCAGGGTGGTATGCTAAAAACTCCTGAAGCACAGGATTTGTTCTTGGAACATATAAAAGCCCATCTTCAAAAATAATAGGCTCAAGAACGGCGTTACCGTCTTGCTCATCTAAAAATGGTGATTTTTGGTTTCGGGCATATCTAAGTTCTCTGTTAACTTGCCCATCAAAATAAAGAAGTGGTTTTCTCCTTGAGCTTCTTGCCTGAACCATATAACTCAGCGGAGTAATTTTTCTTTTTAATCTGTAAACTTTGTCCGTAAGGACGGCTTGTTTCTTTGCCATTTGAATATAATTTTAATTAAAGTTAAAAAAAGGGGGAGAGAAACTCCCTCCCCCATAGAATTATTAGTCTTCGAATAAGAAGAAGTTGTTAGCACCAAGTACACAAATTGCACGCTCAGACAAGTAGTTAACTTGCATTGCATCAAGGTCGCTTGTAGCAGCGCCTCCAGCAGAGCCTGTAATCCATGTTTTGTACTTACGGTCTTCAGTCTCAGAAGCACGGTAACGAACGTGTAGGAACGGACGCTTAGCGTTTTTGCCAAGCACCTGGTCGTAAACTGTAGTTGAACCAGCTGGCACAAGTGCTCCGTTTACAGCTCCACCTACAACTCCACCTCTCATGGTAGCGTCGTTTAAGTATTTCCAGTCAGACTTGTAGAAGTCATACCCTCTACGGAATCCTGTAAATCCAAGATTTAACGCCATGTCAGTATCGTTATCGAACAATCCGTAAGATACACCACCAGCAGCATTGCTTGATTGAGCAGCCAACATATCATCAATGTCAAAGCTCAATTGACGGTCAACGAAAAGAACATTCTCTTCGATAGCACCCTCTTTGTCAAGACGCTTAATAACCTGGTCAACATTGTCAAGGGTATCTAAAGTACCTCCATCAGCAACGTTTCCTTCGGTTTCAATTTGGTGGAACATACCTTTAGAACCACTAAGGTCAGCAGCACCGAGTGTTGGCGCAGTACCTTGTAGGTAATCAGCAGCACCAGAAGCAGCCTCAGCAGGAACAGCCTCAATCATAGCAGTCTCAAGGTAGTCCTCAAAACGTAGACGAGTTTCATGCTCAGACTTAATATACCATAAGAATCCGGTTGCACCGTTTTCAGTAGTTACTTCAATCCAACCAATTTGAGCCATATCAGAACCAGAAACAGCATACTTCTCTTTTAAGATAATAGGCTTATTCTCGTAGATATTGTCCTCAGCATCAACTGAAATTAAGTCAGACGCATCAGTTCCCTTGTTGTACTCAGAACCATAAACAAATACAGTAAGAGTATCAGTGGCAGCAAATGATTGACCAGCAGCTTCATAGTAAGCTACATCAAACTCATTAGCAGTTGTACTTACACCTGTAATAATTGCTTTGTTAGAGCCAGCGTTAGTTACTGTATCGTTATCAGAAATCATAACTGTCTGTCCAACTTTCAAAGGAAGTTTTCCATCAGCAGGAGCTGCAGCATCTGCAACAGTAATAGTAGCTGTAGTATCTGTAGCAGCGCCATCAGAAGAACAGTTATTGTATTTAATGTGTAAGCGTCCTTGCTCAGCCCATTTGATAAGGTCAGAGTTAGAAGGCATCTCAGCACCTACCATTCGAAGGAATGAAGATACAGAGCGGTTTCCGTAACGCTCAAATTCTTTTTCCATCAAATCAGGAAGGTATTGTTGAGCGAATGTAAAGTCATCATTACCAAGATAGTTAGTGCTTAAAGCAACTCTCTCAGCTGATGGTTGTAGTGCCGTACTTGTCGGCGTAATAGTAAAAGCCATTTTTTATTTTTTTTAGCGTTTGTTAGTTATTTTTATTACTCTTTATTTTGAGTCCTCTACCACTACTATCATCCAAAGCTCTAACACTAAATCCTGATTTGTTCATATCTTGAGGGGCTTGTCTAACTCCCATGTCAATGTTTTTTGCTTTTTTAGTAACATCGTCAATAGCGTTAGCCTGGCCCTGCTCATAAAAATATTTTGCAAACTTATCAGGGTTCATTGCAACAGCAATAGATTTGTGGTATCCAGCAGCATCCGATATCATACCATTATCATCTAAATACTTAGAAATAAAGTTATTAATATCTAACTGAGTACTCTTAATCTCTTTGGTATCACCGGGTAAGTAAACTAAATCTTGGTCTCCAATTTTGAAATCAAAACCTTTGAAATCATTGAACACCTCATCTGTTTTCTTCTGGAAATACTCAGAGCGCTTAAGAGTTTCCTCTTCGATACTCTTGGACTCCTGGATATATTTCTTGTAAGCTTCGTAGTTCTCCTTTTCATCTTCAGAAACAAGGCCTCCGCTTGACTCAAGGGGCACCTTATACGTTTCCTTCAATTCATTGAAGTACTTCTTAGCTTTGGCAAGCTCTCTTTTTTTGGCTATCTGTCTCTGCTTAATGTCCTTTTCCTCGTCAACATCTTCGTCATATGCAAACTTTTCGTTTAGCAAATAGTCGATGTCTTCTTTGTCAAGGTCATCTTCAGTAGCAGAATAGTAGTCAGCCAAAATCTGGTCGGGGTTCATGGAATCATAATCCTTATTAAGACTCATGAAATCCTGTATACCTCTACCAGTTTCTTTCTTGTACTTTAAGAAAGCTGACACATCCTCAGGAAGCTCCTCTGCTTCAGCCCTTGCTTCAAACAAGTCCTCTACAGAATTAATCTCCCTGTTGTATCTATCCTTAATATATGAAAGAACGTCTTTTTCTGTGAACTCCTGAGCTACGCTCTCTTGTTCACTTTGCTCTACGGTCTGATTTTCAGCAGTTTCCGTAGTAGTTTCTTTTTCTTGGACTGTTTCATTTTCATTAACAGTCTCTTGTTGTTGTTCTTGTTCATGTTTCTTGAGCAGGTCTTGCTCAACTTCCTGAACAGATTTTGATTCTAAGGTGTCATCAAGCACCTTTACTTTCATTTCTGACATTTGATTAAATTTTAATGCAAAGTTAATTAAAAAAATATACTCTTATCGTGGCTCAAATTCTGCCAAGTCAAAGCCATCTAAACTGTCCTCGTTTGATTCAAAACTCATAGGAGGTAGATTGTTCTTACGCTGGTCTATTAGCTTAGATTGCTGTGT